ATCATTTACCTTTAATGAGGTCAAATGTCGAAGAGACTTTGGTCTTATTTTTGATGGACTATACCATGATATTGCATTTGGTACAAACTATAATGCAGTCACATCTGGATTGTCGTATCAACGTGCATCCGCAGGTGTAGTACAAGCACAACAACTCGTTGCGACCCGTAGTGGTTTCAATGAGGCAAAAGGTGCAGTAGCATCTGTCCCCGAAGTAAAATCTTCAGCGGGAGTAGACGGTGCACTTCAAAGAAACAATCGTCACTGGTCAGAGGTTGTTGATATTTTGGTGAATGGTGCGACAAGTACTGAGACAGCGGCAGACACTCTTGTCTACCCTGAACCCCCAGTCCTTCCAACACCAGACGCGAATGATGCGGTAGTCATACTACGTCTCAATCGCGCATACCTTAAAGACGAGGTAGTTGCGTATATAACTGCGAACTACCCTTCTTTATCATATAACGAAACCAAGTGTAGAAGAGATGTAGGATTTATTGTTGATGCATTATGTTTTGACTTAATGTACGGTGGTGATCATGGTACACATATCATCACACAATCTTACTTTGTTGATGGAGTATCTCAACTACCTGCAACTCAACAAGCACAGTCAGTTGCATCTTATACTCACCTCGCAAACATCATGGACGGACTAGTTCGTAATGCACTATCTGGTGCACTTGCGTCAGGTTCTGTTGGTGGTGGTAACGGTGGACAGTTTGCGACTACTGTCGAAGGAAACCGAATCAAGAATGATCTAGTTCCTATCTTTACTTCTGCGATCAATGCAAACAGTTTGTCTGGTCTTGCGGCAAAGAACGAACCTAATTACACCTCTCGTGGTGTCAGTTCTGCTTTACGTAGTGCAGTAAGTGCGACCAAACTAATTGAAGAACTAGCTATCACACAGTCAGTAGCACGTGCAAAAACAACTGGTGACACTACGATCTTCTTGAAGTCTGGTGATTACGCAATCAACAATCCATTGAAGTTGCCACCCAAGACTTCGATCGTGGGAGATAACCTACGAACAGTTACAATTCGTCCTCAAAGTGTTGACTCGGATCTGTTCTATATGGACAACGGTACGTTCATTAAAGACGTGACCTTCCGAGATCACCAAAGTCTTGCTGCTTGTGTGTCGTTCGATCCTAGTGTTGACTCTCCGGGCGCAGGGCCATTCATTATTCAGTCACCTTATGTACAGAACTGTACGTCTATTACCACCGATGGTGTGGGTATGCGTATCGATGGATCTAAGGCATCTGGTCTGAAGTCTATGGTATCGGATGCATTTACACAGTACAACGCTGCAGGTTTCGGTGTTCAGTTATTGAATCGTGGTTATGCACAGTTGGTATCCATGTTTACGATATCGACCGCCACATCTATCTCAGCGAAGTCTGGCGGTCAATGTTCGATCGCTAACTCCAATGCATCGTTTGGTGACTTTGGTTTGGTTGCAGAGGGTTCTAGTCCATCTCTATACAGAGGTCAACTGGATTCTAGTTACCCAATCTTCACGGACACAGTTCGTGTTAACAATATTCTAAGTTTGGATTCCTATAGTTACTTGACAGATCTTGGTGACTACAAGAAACCTAACTACAATGATGCGATGATACTAGACAGTGAAGACTTTTTCTATACTGTCACTTCTGTTGATTCGGTATCGCCTGGCGTATATGATGTTACGTTCCAACCACCTCTAAACAATGATTTGTATCTGGGTGCACAGAATGTAAACTTTCATCAACGTTCTCAAATTACTACTTCATCTCATACCTTTGAGTATGTGGGTGCAGGTACTAACACGTTCACTGCAATACCTCAGAATGGTGGTATACCAAGTCGACAACGTGAGGTAGTATTCGATTCTGCAACCCAAGAAGGTCTTGTGGTATTCACAAGTACGGATCAGTTGGGTGACTTCCGTATTGGTGCAGACTTAACAATTAACAGGGCAGCAGGACGTATTGAAGGTGAGACCTTTGAACGATCCTTGTTTGCTATCCTAACACCTTACATACTGGCTCTAGAGGGTTAATAAACAATGGCAATTCCATTAAATACTTTCAAAACATCTACCGCACTCCTAGCAGACGTTGGTGGTGGATTAACTGGAGACTCAGACGTTGTTTATACTTGTCCGAACGGGATTACTGCAATCGTTCTAATGGCTCAGGTTGCGAACATCTCTGAGACAGACATTAATAAAGTCACTCTACAACATCACGACACAACCTCAGATGTGAAGACGGAACTTGTAAAGAACTTCGAAGTGCAACCCAATGATGCAGCAGGACTGATCACGGGTAAACTAATTGTGCAACAGGGTAATAAGATCCGTTGTTTCAATAACACCACTGCGGCGGGAAATACAAAGTTCACGTTCTCTTATCTGGAGTCCCTAAACGGATAAAGTAAATGGCGATTAAAAGACTCAATCAACTCAGCGGAAAGATACGGGCAAGAGATCTAGACAAACTAGATTCAGATCGGTATACGTTTCTTGACATCTCTCAAGCAGAACCCAATGCGGGTCTGCCTATTGCTGATGGTGCGGTCTTTTCATCGACTGTTTCCGGTACTCGTAGTTTCACCTCACAACCTCTCCTCAACGGTATAATCTTTAGAGGAAACGAATTAGATTCTGCGAAGGGTGGTAGTGAGAGGATGATCCTTGCACTCCGTAATCCTGGCATCAATGACTCGGTAGGACTCATTAGTCTACGAGAACTGATCGGTGATAGTGGCGGTGCAGATACTCTACATGCAGTAGTGACCAAAGGCGACTCAACGTCCTTACCTATTATCATCGGTGGACTGAGTATTACCAATGCAGAGTCGGACGGTGGGACAACAAGTCTACTGGTTCTGAATGAACTCACCGATAGTGTTGGTCTACGTTCGTTTGCGAGTCTCGCAGATGCAGCAGGACTTATATCTCAGGGTGACCAGATTACCGCTGGTGGTCTTACGATTACAGGTGTCGATAGTAACCCTGATACGACAACTGTACTGGTTCTTGATGACTCTACAGACAGTGTTGGTAAGAGATCCTTCCAATCACTTGCGTCAGATGCAGGTCTCATTGCACAAGGAGATGCAATTACCGCAGGTGGACTACAACTTACCGTTGCGGATAGTGATCCAACTACTACCAGTATTCTAGTATTAAACGAAATTACAGACAGTGTAGGTATTCGATCATTTGCATCTTTATCTGATCTGGGTGCAGATACATTACAGCAGGTCACTGCTCGTGGCGACTCTACTAGTCTTGCAATCACAATAGGTGGTTTATCCCTAAGTGCGTTAGACTCAGATCCTACAACTACAGAGTTGTTGGTACGTAACCTTCTGACAGACAGTGTTGGTAAGAGATCATTTGGGTCTCTCGCAGAAGATGCGGGTCTTATCGCACAGGGTGATGCGGCATCTATCGGTGGATTACAACTTACCGTAGTAGATAGTGACGCTACCACTAACACAATTCTGGTGTTGAATGAAACTACAGATAGTGTAGGTAAGAGAACCTTCAACTCACTTGCAACCGAAGCAGGATTGATTGCACAGGGTGATGATATCAATGCAGGTGGTTTGACCATATCTGCAAGAGATAGTGATTCTGATACTAACCAGATCCTTGTTCTCAACTTAAACACTGACAGTGTAGGTATCCGATCATTCCAGAGTCTTGCGTCAGAAGCAGGACTGATATCCCAAGGTAATAATATTACTGCGGGTGGTTTGACAATCTCTAATCTAGATTCTGACTCTGATACTAACCAACTCTTGGTTGTCGATCTAAACACTGACTCGATCGGTAAGAGACCATTTAAAGACTTAGCAGAACAAGCAGGACTGGTTGCACAGGGGGATGATATCTCTGCGGGTGGTCTTACGATCGCACAAGCAGATTCAAACGCCAACACCAATCAGATCCTCGTACTGGATTTAAACACTGACAGTGTTGGTAAAAGATCCTTCAACTCCTTAGCAGATGCAGCAGGACTTATCAGTCAAGGTGATGCAGTCACTGCGAATGGATTGTCAATCACTGCAAGAGATAGTGATTCTGCGACTGATCAAGTACTTGTATTAAACCTCAACACAGACAGTGTGGGTATACGTTCATTTGCAAACCTTGCAGATGATGCGGGACTTATCTCACAGGGTGATAACATCCGTGCAGGTGGTCTGACGATATCACAGATTGACAGTGATTCTTCACGTACTATTCTAGTACTAGACCTCGCGACAGATAGTGTTGGTAAACGTGACTTCGCAAGTCTTGCAACTGAAGCGGGATTAGGTGCGGATACATTACAGATCGTAACTGATCGTGGTGACTCAACCACCAACTCAATCACAATTGCGGGTCTATCCATGACTCAAGCAGAGAGTGATGGTACCACCACAAGTCTTCTGGTTCTTAATGAACTTACAGATAGTGTTGGTATTAGATCCTTTGCAAACCTTGTTGATGATGCGGGTCTTGGTCAAGATACCTTACAGTCTGTTACAGACCGTGGTGATTCTACGACCAATCAAGTATTCTTGAAGGGTGGTATTACTGCAAACAATCTACCTGTCAACAATACAACTACCACTGTACTTGTACTAACCTCTGCGGATAGTGTTGCACAAAGAACCTTTGCATCCCTCTCTGCAACTGAAGTAGACAATCTACAAGATGTTACGGATCGTGGTGACTCGACAGATAACGATATCCTTATCCGTGCATCTTTGAATGCAGACTCGGTAAAGGCAAACACAGGATTCTTTGATACAAACAACAATCAACTAATCATTTTTGATTCCGCAGGCGCAATCCTGTGGGGTGCATAAATAGTTAGAACACTAATTGGAGCAAGATAAATGGCAGCGGTAACATCACGGGACACTCTGATTGACTATTGTCTTCGCCGTCTGGGTCAACCTGTTATAGAAATAAATGTTGACACCGATCAGGTGGAAGATCGTGTGGATGATGCGTTAGCCTTATACCGAGAGTTTCACGATGATGCGACAGTACGTATCTTTATGAAACACCAGATAACGCAAACCGATATTGACAACAGTTATATTCCGATATCAGCTGACATACCGGTCATCACAAGAGTCTTCCCATTCGGACATATCATGTCTTCCGTCAACATGTTTGATATTAAATATCAATTAATGTTGAACAGTATGGGTGACTTCTTACAGTTCTCGGGTGGTATGTCATACTACTACCAGTTAGAACAGTATCTAAACTTCCTTGATAATATCTTGGAAGGACAACCCATCACCACATTCTCACGTAATCAACAAAGACTTTATCTACACGGTAACTTCGAAGACGAAGATCTGAAGGTAGGTGACTATCTTATTGCAGAGGCATATCAGTGGGTAGATGGTAATTCATATAACGTTTGGAATGACGTATTCTTGAGAGATTATACCACACAAGCAATCAAACAACAATGGGGTGCAAACCTTATTAAGTTTGAAGGTGTGCAATTGCCTGGCGGTGTGACGATGAATGGTCGTCAGATATACGAGGACGCTACCCAAGAACTTCTCAGACTAGAAGAGAAGATGCGGTTAGAGTATGAGTCTCCACCTGACTTCTTCGTGGGGTAATGAATGGCTGTTAACTCCTATTTCACGCAGGGAACCCATAACGAACAGGCACTCTATGAAGATATAATCATTGAGTCCCTGAAGATATATGGTCAAGATGTATATTACATCCCCCGTGAACTTGTCCGCAGAGACGGTATCTTCCAAGATGACTCGGTGAGTCGTTTTGAAAATGCGTACAAGATAGAAATGTATGTAGAGAATACTGAAGGTTTCGATGGAGAGGGTGACCTCTTCTCGAAGTTTGGTATCGAGATCCGTGACGCTGCCACCTTTGTGGTATCACGTAGACGATGGTTGAATCAGGTAGGACGTTATGAAAACGAACCTGGCGTAAAAGAGTTCTACCGTCCGAGAGAGGGTGATCTAATATACCTCACACTTTCTCAGTCTATGTTCGAAATCACACGTGTAGAGACAGAACAACCTTTCTATCAGTTGAAGAACCTTCCTGTATTCAAGATGCGTTGTGAACTCTTTGAGTATAATGACGAAGACTTTGATACCAATGTGGGTGAAGTCAACACCATCGAAGAACTTGCATACGCTGCAAAGATCAGTATACCTACAGGTGTCACCTTTGAGATTGGTGAAGAGATTCAACAAAACAATGGTACATACACGATGGTTGGTGAAGTTGGTGATCATGATGATGCCAACGGTCTTCTGTATCTGATCCACTCTGGTGCAACGGATGGTGAGTTTCATAACTGGACTACTACCGCAAATATAGTAGGTCAATCGTCCGGTACAAGTGTTACACCATCCGGTTCTCCTGTCGTACAAGATCTACAAGACGGTGCGATGAACGATGATTTTGATACAATTGGGGATGGGTTCTTGGACTTCTCTGAAAACAATCCATTCGGAGATCCTGAATAATGTTTGGTAACCATTTCTATCATCAACGTATACGATCTGCGGTTGCAGTATTCGGTTCTCTTTTTAATAACGTAAACGTTTTAAGAAAGAACTCTAGTGGTGCAACCATATCTCAGGTCAAAGTACCTCTATCCTATGCACCCGCAAGAGATTTTATTGCACGTATTGATGCAATGAACAAATCAGGCGAACAGGGTGAACGTAAGATTGAAGTC